ACCACAGGGGGGAACACACTTTCTTTCGTGCGGCACCAAGAGGCTCTGGCGAGCGCAAGCGCGCACGCCGCAGACAGCAGGAGGACCTGAATGCGTAGCCGCATAACGGCGTTGGAGTACGTGCGGCCATCTGAGGTGGACGACCATCCGCTGAACTACCGGCGGCACCCGACGGAACAGAGAGAGATCCTGGCGCAAGTGCTCGAGCGGATCGGCATCGCCGATGCGCTAGTAGCCTACCGGTCTGAGCAGACTGGCCGCCTGACGCTGATAGACGGACACCTCCGGCGTGAGCTTCTGTCTGATGAGGCTAAGGTGCCCATACTGGTGCTCGACCTGAACGACGCCGAGGCCCGGGCCCTGCTGGCGCTTGCTGATCCGCTCGTGGGCATGGCGGAGGAGGTCGAGGAGGCATACCAGGCCCTGGTTGCGGAAGTGCAGGGCGATGGGGAACTGGCTGAGCTGTTTCGGCACATGGACGACATGGCGCGGCAAGTGCGCGATGAGGCGGAGAAGGCGAAGCCCGTGTTCGACATCGTGCCGACCTTCGATGAGCGCTACGACGCGCTGCTGGTCTTCTGCCGAACGGAGCGGGAGTGGGCGGAGTTGGCAACTGCGCTCGCGCTTCCCGAGAAGGACGACGGCAAAGGCCGGATCGGGGTAACGCATGTCCTCACCGAACAGGAGTTCATGCAGCGATGGAAGTCCCGATAGTGATCCTGAGCCACAAGCGCGCTGGCCGGGTCACGACGCACGAGCATGTGAAGGGCGCGAAGGTATGCGTGCCCGAGGGGCAAGCCGAAGACTATGCCAGGTTCCATGCGCCGGAGACCCTCCTGGTGCACCCAGATACCGTCGTTGGGCTCTGTGCGAAGCGACAATGGGTCTGTGAGCGGTGTGGCGATGTGATGATGTTGGACGATGACTCGAATGGCCTGTACCGGCTGTACAGACCGCGAGATGCGACGATCTACAGGGCGCGACGGACGAGGTGCTCGCCGACCCGTGCGGCCGAGATCGTTCAAGCGGTCGCCGAGACGGCACGACGGCTCGGGGCATTCCTCTTCGGCTTCGGAGCCCACTGCAACCCGGTGACCTACTACCCGGGCCGCCCCTTCTCGTTCGGTGGCTACACTCCCGGTGGATCAGTCGGCGTTCTGGCCGGCTCGAAACTCTGGTGGCCGGAGGACTGCACGCTGCCGGTTGATGACTGGTGGGTCTGCCTGCTGAACGCTTACTACCACCGGTACGCGTATTACGACCGGCGATTCGCATGGAGTTTCGCCGAGACCTACCGCCGTCAGGGAGGGATGGCGGAGTTCCGCCACCAGGGTGCCGAGGAGGAGGCGACGGCGTATCTCATCCGGCACTTCGGAGGCGAGGTTGTCGTACACAAGTGGACGCCGACATCGGTGACGCGCCGGGAGTTCAACACCTCACCACGGCGCATACAGCTTCCATGGAGGGCGTAGGTGAGAGCCGATGTCGAGCCAGGAGCGGACCCTCCGCGAGTTGCTCCGACTTGCCCGCAACGACCCACTAGAACTGAGGCCCGATGAGTGGCGCATGCTGAAGCGTCTGCGCAAGCAGGCGCCCGAGGCTGAGGCCTACGAGCGGCACAGAGAAGCAGCAGGCGCGCGCGCACGGCGGATCTCCCGGGCCGGACGTGAGATCGGGCCGATACCACACCCCAAGAACCCCGAACGGCGACAGGCCGCGCTGGCGTCCTACCGAGTGTTCTGCGAGCAGTACTTCCCCGGCAGGTTCTACCTCCCCTGGTCACCAGCCCACCTTGCTATCCTCGCGAAGCAAGAGATCGTCGTCACGCAAGGTGGCTTGTACGCGCTAGCAGCGCCACGGGGATTCGGCAAGACGAGCACGAGCGAGACAGGTGGCCTATGGGCTGTGCTCGGCGGACGCCGGAATTACGTCGCCATCGTGGCGGCGACGAAGGCGCGATCCGTCGAGATCCTGGAGAGCCTGCGCGTCGAACTTGCCGAGAATGACCTGCTCGCCGAGGACTTCCCGGAGGTCTGCTTCCCGATCCGTGAACTCGACGGCATCACGCAGCGCGCTCGCGGTCAACTCGTCAATGGCCAGCCTACAGCCATGACCATCACCGAACAGAAGCTTGTCCTGGCAAGCATCCCCAGCAGCCTCGCAAGTGGGGCTATCCTCCAGACGGCAGGCCTGACCGGTGCCGGTATCCGGGGCATGAAACATACGCTGACGACGCCGAGCGGGGAGACGAAAGTCGTGCGGCCGTCGTTGATCCTGCTCGACGACCCACAGACCGATGCGACAGCCCGGAGCGAGACGCAGACTGAGAGCCGCGAAGCCCTGGTTGATGGGGCAGTTCTCGGCATGGCTGGGCCAGCCCAGAAGGTGGCGGCGTTCATGCTCTGCACAGTCATCGTCCCAGGGGACCTGTCGGACCGGATGATTGATCGCGAACTCCACCCCGAATGGCAGGGCGACCGGATCAAGCTGATGGCTTCCCTGCCGTCGAACGAGGAGCTGTGGGAGCAGTATGCGCGCATCCGGAGTGAGGACTTGAGGGATGAGCGTGGGCTGGCCAGTGCGACGGCCTTCTACAGGGAACACCGCGACGCAATGGACGAAGGTGCCGCTGTCGTGTGGCAGCACTGGCACGACGCGGATGAGGCGAGTGCCATCCAGCACGCGATGAACCTGAAGTTGAGGGATGAGCGTGCCTTCTGGTCCGAGTATCAAAACGACCCGCTTCCGCGCGACGCGAACGCGGCGAAGCTGGACGCGAGTGCCGTCGCCGCGAAGGTGAACGGCCGCGCACGGTACCAGCCGCCAGCGGGCACGCACTTCCTGACGGCGTTCGTGGACCCTGGCCAACGGTTGCTCTACTACGCTGTCTGCGCCTGGGAAGCCGGATTCACAGGCTACGTCATAGATTATGGCACGTACCCCGAGCAGGGACTAAGGTACTTCACGATGCGGCAAGCACGCCGCACCCTTTGTCGAGCGCACCCGGGCGCAGGCATCGAAGGGGCGCTCTACGCTGGCCTCGAGAAGCTCATCGGTAACCTAACTGGCCGCGAATGGGTGAGTGAGAACGGGGCCGTCATGCGGATCAACCAACTGTTCGTGGACCAAGGATGGCAGCCGGATACCGTCCATCTGTTCTGCCGGCAGTCGGAGCACGGCGCTCTGGTCATGCCGAGCCGGGGGCAGCCCATCGGCGCGAGCCAGGTGCCGGTCTCGGAGTATCGGCGGGGGACTGGCGAGCGGATCGGACATCACTGGTGGGTCCCTGCTACCAAGGGGAGACGCGTGTTGCGGCACCTCGAAGTTGATGTGAACTACTGGAAGTCGTTCGTCTACGACCGTCTGGCGACACCCATGGGCGACCGCGGATGCCTCTCACTGTATGGTCGGCAGGGCACGCTGCACAAGATGCTTGCGGCACACGTGACGGCTGAGTACCGGGTGGCGACCGAAGGCCGCGGGCGGCATGTGGATGAGTGGCGGTTGCCCCCGCATCAGCCTGACAACCACCTGTTCGACTGCCTTGTCGGGTGCGCGGCAGGCGCGTCTTACTGCGGCCTGGACGTCGGGGGTATGGTAGGCGCGCGGCCGCAACAACCGAAGCAGCGCAGACGGCTGTCCGAGTTACAGCGGCAGAAGCGAGGGTGGCGATGAGGAAGGAGCCCCCGAACGAGGCCAAGCCGCCAGAGGAGGAGCGGGGCCTGGTATGCACGCGCTGCGGCTGCAGGCACTTCTGGGTCGTCTACACACGGCCCGCTTCACGACAGCGGATCATGCGGATGCGGGAGTGCCGGAACTGCGGACGGCGGGTTCCGACGTATGAGGAAGCCTGCTGACGGCGAAGATTGTTACACCGGTGTAACAATCTTTGCGCGGGAGAGGCGAAAGGGCTTGACTGCGGTGCGCGACCGAGTAGCATCGGCAGTGTACCGTTGAGGGCGGATCGCCGCCGGGATTCGAGGCCACGCTGGAGGCCAGCGACTCCAGCGTGGCCTCTTGCGTTGGGGCTGAGATGCCTGAGGACGTGCAGCAGACCATCCAGCAGAACGCCCAGCAGCCGCGCAGAGCGAGCGCGGATGGTGTAGAGGCCGAGCAGCACCCGTTGCCGGACCAGATCGCGGCGGACCGGTATCTGGCCAGCAAAGAAGCTGTGGATGCCACCCCCTCACGCGGCCTCCGCTGGAGCAAGTTGCAGCCAGGAGGTGCGGCATAGGCGAAGTCCTGGACCAGTTTGGCCGGCCCTTCCGGACCTACCGCATGGAGTTGAGCGGGCGACAGACACGGCCCCGCGTTGTCGTGCGCCGGGCCGCGGTGGAAGGGCGCTACGACGCTGCCCAGACCACAGACGACAACCTGCGCCATTGGGCGGCTGCGGACTCGCTGTCTGCAGACGCGGCCAACAGCTACGGCGTGCGGAAGCGGCTACGAGAGCGAGCCCGATACGAGACGACGAACAACTCGACGCTCCTGGGAATCGTGGACACCTACACATGGGACGTCGTGGGACAGCACGGCCCGCGCCTTCAGTTGCTGACGCCGGACGTGGAGCTGAACCAGGAGGTGGAACGCGAATGGCTGCGTTACGGGGCGAAGGTCGGACTCGGCCGGAAGCTCCGTCTGCTGTCGCGCGCACGCGTCGTTGACGGTGAAGGGTTCGCCCTGTTCACGACGAATGAGCGGCTGAAGTACCCCGTGAAGTTGGACATCCGACTGCTCGAATGCGACCGGTTTCACAGCCCACGAGCGATGCTCGATGAGAACAACGTTGACGGGGTGATCCTGGACAAGGACGGGAACGCGATCCGCTACGAGGTCCTCGACTCGCACCCTGAGGGCGTCGGCTACTCCGCCTTCCAGAGCTACCACGAGTATGACAGCCGGTGGGTGCTGCACTGGTTTGTCCCGTTCAGGCCGGAGCAGCACAGAGGCGTGCCCAGCATCCTCGCCTGTCTACCCTTGGCTGCATATCAGCGGCGGTTCACGTTGGCTGTGCTCGCGGCGGCCGAGACGGCGGCCGATCTCAGCGCGTTGCTCTACACCGATGCACCGCCGGCGGGCGAAGCGGCCGAGGTCGAACCGATGGACACGGTCGAGATCGAGCGGAACGTCATGGTCACCGTGCCAGCGGGCTGGAAGATGGCCCAGTTCCAGCCGCAGCAACCGGCCAGCACATACCGGGAGTTCAAGCGCGAGAACACGACCGACATGGGCCGGCCACTCGCCATGCCGCGGAACATCGCTGCCGGCGATTCCAGTGACTACAACTTCGCGTCCGGTCGGCTGGACCACGGGACGTACTTCCGGGGCATCGGTGTCGTCCAGGCCGACATGGGCGAACAGGTGCTCGACCCGGTCCTGGCCGAGTGGCTGCCGGAGGCCCGGGCGGAATTCGGCTGGGTTCTTGAGGACGAGCCCGACCATGAGTGGCTCTGGCAGCAGCGAGAGCCGATAGACCCACGCGAAGCCAATGCGGAGACCGAACGACTGGCGAGCGGGGCGACCACGCATCCTGCGATCTATGCCGCCCGAGGCCAGGACTGGCGGGCTGAGTTCCAGAAGGGAGCTGAAGCCCTGGGCGTATCGCTCGAGGAGTACCAGGGACTCATCCGCCGGAAGCTCTTCTCGGGAAAGGGCGGCGAGAAGCGAGATGAGGAAGGCGAGGCGGCGAGTGAGGCCCGATGGCAGCGTCAAGTCGACAGAGAGCTGAACGAGGTAGGGCATGGGCGCATCTGAAGCCATCCGCGCGGGTGCTGGTGGAGGGGGGTATCTGCAAGCTCCGTACGCGAATGAGCACGCGGCGCGCCTGAAGGACCCGGACCAGTACAAGCGCTTCCGGCGCGAGAACGACAAGTTCGGGACTGGCATTCACGCTATCTGGGGCATCAAGGACGAGGGTGGCAAGGAAGTCGTCGAGTTGCAGGCCATCCGGTTCGATGCGAGTAAGTTCACAGAGGCTCAGGCGCGCGCTTGGCTGAAGGACCACGACCACCACCCCATCTTCTTCGAGCCCGCGAGCCCGGAGAAGGCTGAAGGCGCGCCGGCAGGCGAGTTGATGCTGGTGGAGGGCGAAGGTGGTGGACCGCGGGTGCGGGGGCTCGCCTACTCGGGGGGAAAGATGGCCCTGCCGGGCTGGCGGCATCCTGTCGTGGTTGACCTGGCTGGCCTCCAGCTTCCCGAGGCCGTGCCATTGCTCGTGAACCATGAGAATCGCACCGGAAGTCGTGTGGGCATGGTGCGGGCCCGGATACAGGGCGGCACTCTCGTCATCGAGGGCGAGATCGTCTCCTCGAGTGGCGTGGCCGAGGGCGTGGTCGAGCAGGCGCGGGCGGGTGCCGACTGGCAGCTCTCGATAGGTGCCGAGGTGTTGGAATCCGAGCTAGTCACGGCAGAACGAACGCTCAACGGACGGGTGCAGAAGCCGCCGTTCTACCACGTGAAGAGGTCCATACTGCGCGAGGTGTCCATCCTGCCTGTTGGGGCAGATGGCTCCACGGCGCTACGCATAGCCGCAAGGCTTCACCTTTCAGGAGGGGGAACCATGACGTTTGAGAAATGGCTCGAAGCGATGGGCTTCCGGCTGGAGGACCTGAGTGACCAGCAGAAGGGAGCTCTGAAGGCGAAGTGGGATGTCGAAAGCACGGCCAAGGAGAAGGACAAGTCGGACGGCAAGCAGGCCGACGAATCCGAGAAGCCCAAGGATCTGCGTGGCAGGGCCAGGGACACAGAACCCGAGGCAAGCGACTCAGCAAAGAGCGGCGAGGCCAAGGCGGTCAAGGCCACACGGGAAGCCGTCGCGACTGAGGAGCGCCGCATCGCGGACGTGCAGAAGCTCTGCGCGACATACGACGGCAAGCTCGAGGCCCAAGCGCTCGCGGGCATCCGGGCGAAAGCCATTGAGGACGGCTGGGACACGCGAGACACGGAACTGGCCCTCCTCCGGGCCGAGCGCCCGAAAGCGCCGAGCATCAAGACCGCGCAGGATGAGGGCGGGCCGAAGATCGTCGAGGCGGCGCTCTGCCTCGGGACCGGACTCAGCGAGGAGTGCGTCGCCAAGGCGTACGGCGAGCCGGTCCTGACCAGCACCCGCAAGCGGTACGGCGGCCCCATCGGCGCGGGCATGTTCGTGCTCGAATTGGCTTGGGCGAACGGCTTCACCGACCGGCGCGTCCACTCGGGGAACGTCGGTGCGGCCCTGCGGGCTGCGTTCTCGACGCAGGCGGCAAGCGACATCCTGTCGAACATCGCTAACAAGGTCCTCCTGGACGCGTTCATGCACGTGGATGCGTCCTGGAGAGAGGTCGCGGCGGTCAAGCCGACCAACAACTTCCACACGCACACGCACTATCGCCTGTGCGGTGACATGGAGTACCAGCAGGTCGGGCCCACCGGTGAGCTCAAGCACGGGACAACCACGGACGAGAAGTACACGACCAAGGCCGACACATACGGGCGGATGTTCGTGATCACGCGGCAGGACATCATCAACGATGACCTCGGTGCTTTCGACGACCTCCGGCAGCGGGTGGGCCGGGGCGGGGCCCTGAAGCTGAACAAACTCTTCTGGGCGGCGTTCCTGGACAACGCCACATTCTTCACCTCGGCCCGCGGCAACTACGCCGCGGGTGCGGACACGGCGCTGGACAGCGCTTCACTGAGCAAGGGCGTCGAGATGTTCCGGAAACTCAAGGACTCGGACAAGCAGCTCGTGGGCGTTGCGCCCAGGAAGTTGCTCGTTCCGCCGGAACTCGAGACGACGGCAGACGAGTTGTACGTCAGCCGGAACATCAACACAGGCGGCGCGTCCACGAAGACCAAGGTGCCGAACGACAACGCCCACGCGGGGAAGTACAAGCCCGTCATCTCGGCATATCTGTCGGACAGCACGTTGACCGGGTGGTCCAGCACGGCGTGGCATCTGCTCGCCGATCCGCAGGACGTGCCCGTGATGGTCGTGATGTTCCTGGACGGAAAGCAGACGCCGACGGTCGAGGGCGCCGACGCGGACTTCAACGTCCTGGGCATCCAGGTGAGAGGCTACCACGACTTCGGCGTCGCGTTGGCCGAGTGGGTGGCTGCGATCAAGATGAAGGGCACAGCCTGATGAGGCGCTGACGGGGGAGGCGCCTCCGGGCGCCTCCCAGCCCTTCGCCGGTGAGTTGGACAGCTCGAGCAGTCAGACAGAGAGACATCAGCAGGAGGCCAAAGGATGAAGGCAATCTTCTGGCAGGAAGGCGGGTCGGTGGACTACACGCCGGGCAGCGCGGTCAGCGCCGGCGACGTCATCGTCCAGGGGACGATGGTGGCCGTGGCGAAGGTGGACATCGCCGCGAACACGCTCGGCGCGCTCGCTACCCGCGGCATCTTCAAGGCCCAGAAGGCGGCGGTCGCGTTCAGTGGCGGCGGCGTGGCCGTGTACTGGGATGCTGACGGGAACCCCGTCGGCGGAACGGCAGGCACCGGAGCAGCGACCACCACACGGACCGGCAACATCTTCATGGGGTTCGCCGTCGCGGCGGCGGCGGACACGGATGAGCGGGTCATCACGGACGTGCGGTCCGTCGAGTCGGCCATCGCGGAGACCCTGGGGCTCGCCGACCTGAGCGACGTCGGGGCCCTCGACTACACGGCCGGGCGCATCCTCGTGGCGGACGGCGACTCGTACGAGGACCAGGCGGTCAGCGGCGACGCAACGCTCGCCGGGACCGGTGCGGTGACGCTCAACGACGCGCACGCCGAACAGGCGGTGCGCATCGCCGTCGAGAACCTGGCGGCAGGCGCCGACATCGCGGACCGGCCCGTGTTCGTGCATCCCCGAGCAGTGACGCTCGTGTCGGTCGGCATCCTGACCGAGGGCGCCCCGGCTGGGGTGGACGACGGCAACACCGTGGTCCTGACGGTGGCTGACGATGCGGACAACACCATCGTCACGAAGACGTACAACACAGGGACGCAGCCGCCGACGAATGACTACGAGGACCTGGGCGCGCTGAATGCGACCCACAAGGTCCTCCAGGCCGGCGAGCACGTGACGCTGACGGTGACCCAGGGCGCGACGGCGGACATGCCGGCGTTCAGCGTGGTCATCCGCTACATCCCGACGAACGCCTGATAGGCGTCTGATGTGAGCGAGGTGCGGAAGTGGGCCGCGGCCTGGCTGGGCGGGCAGAACCCGACCAGGCCGCGGCTCTGACACAAGTTCATCCGACCCGCAAGGGCTCGGGCGCATCTGATTGCGGAGGAGACGGAATATGAGCGTCAACGTGAACTCGAGCATGGCCTGTACAGTAGCCGAAGTCCTCGAGGCGAACCCCCACTCCGCGGTCGCTGGACAGCGGACTGTCACGCATACGGCGTTCAACTCCTCTCACGCCTTGAGCGCCAGCACGACGCCACCGGTGACGAAGGTGGCGGCGTTCAAGGCGGCGCTCGTCGCGGGCGCCAAGACGATTGACCTGACGGCACTCGTCGGGACGAACGGCGCGACCGTGGACGGGACCGGGCTCAAGGTTCAAGTCATCAAGGTCAAGAACCTCGGCACCAATCCGCTGACCATCGCGGTCGGCGCGACGAACGGCTACGACCTCGCCGGCGGCGCGTTCAGCGCACAGCTCAAGGCGGGGATGGAGCTGATGCTGTTCGGGAACGATCAGACCCCCGACGTGGCGAGCGGCGAGAAGACGCTGGACCTGACAGGCACCGGCACCGAGGAGTCTGAGTGGATCGTCGTCCTCGGCTGAGGACGTTGCTGGTGAGGGCGGGCTGTGAGCGACATGCTGGGCCAGGCCGCCGCATGGCTTGACGACGTCCGCGCGGAGCATATGACGCGGACGGTGACGTACCGCCGTGGCAGCGACTCCGTGGAGCTGAGCGCGACGGTCGGGCAGACGGTGTTCCGGCTCACGGATGAGCAAGGGTTCGAGGTCCGCATCGTGACGCGGGACTACCTCATCGCGGCGGATGACCTGCTACTGGCAGGCAGCCAGACGGAACCGAGGCGAGGCGACCGGATAGAGGAGACGGATGGCGGCGTGACGCGCGTCTACGAGTTGCTGGGGCCCGGTGGAGAGCCGGAATGGCGATGGTCCGGACCCAACCATGTGACACTGCGCGTCCACACGAAGGAGGTCGGCTGATGCCTCCCCGCGAGACAGTGGAGTTGCCCCTGGACGAGTTCGTGAAGCAGATTGCACGCGAGGCGGCCCGGACGGTCATCCAGGAACACATCGAGAGCTGCCCCGCGCGCCGTGTGCGCGCGCGTGTACGCCGGCTGGAGATCCGCGTCGCACTGCTCCTCGGGCTGATGGTCGGCAGTGGCGTGACGGGTGCGGGCATCATCAAGTTGCTGGGGGTCTAAGCGGATGTCGCAGATCATCGAGATCGCCGATGCGGTCGTGGCCGAACTCCAGGGGGCGATGTTCAGCCAGCCGGTGCAGGTCGCCCGGGCGTACATCCCCCGCTTTGACCTGAAGGACCTGGAGGGCGTGCATCTGACCGTGGTGCCCAAGGGCATCGAGGTCTCAGTGGGGACGCGCGATGAGAGCGTCCACGAGTACGCCATTGACATCGGAGTGCAGAAGCGCCTGCCGGTTGATGATGTCCTGGCGGTGGATGCACTGATGGACCTGGCGGAGGAGATCGCGGACTTTCTGCGGTTCCGGAGCCTCGCGGCGATGCCCGCGCTTTCCTGGGTCGGACTCGAGAACGGAGCGATCTATGCGAGCGCGCACCTGGAGCAGATGAGCCTATTCACCAGCGTCATCACGGTCAGCTACCAACTTCTGAGGTAAGGATGTTCGGGTTCAAGCTCAGCGAGGTCAAAAAGCTCTTCTTCGACCGGGAGCGCGTGAAGCGCGCCATGGATGCGGGAACGCGGCGCGCGCTCTCGCGGTTCGGATTCGAGGTGCGGCGCAGCGCGAAGCTGAGCATCCGCACGGCGAAAGGGCCATCGCGCCCGGGGACGCCGCCGCATTCGCATAAGCATCTGCTGAGGAAGTTCATCTACTTCGCCTTCTCGCCCGTTGCTCGCTCCGTCGTCATCGGCCCGACGCTCATCGGCAAGGGCAGTCCGTACGGCGAGACGACAGTGCCCGAAGTGCTGGAGTACGGCGGGATCGTGGAGACGACTGTGCGCGACAGGGCTCAGGTGCGCGACTACCCCGAGCGGCCGTACATGCGGCCAGCGTTCGACAGGTGGACGAAACGACTGCCCGAGGTCTGGGCAAACTCCGTGAGATAAGGAGGGCTTCACATGCCCCGCAGGACCGGAGCACAGTGCAAGCTGTACTACTGCGCGACGCTGCTCAGCGCCACGAACCCGCCCGAGAGCGCGACGTGGGTGGAGATCAAGGGCGTCCGCGACTTGACGAAGCCGCTGGAGAAGGACACGGTCGAGCTGCCCGCACGCGGTGACACCTATGTGCAGCAGATCACGAGCCCGCTGATCAAGTCAGGGATCGAGTTCGAGATGTACTGGGACGAGGGCAACGCGGGCCTCCAGGTGCTCAAGGACAAGTTCCTGGACAACTCGCTGATCGCCCTCGCCGCGATGTCGGGTGACATCACTGTGACGGGTGTCGAGGGGCTGGTCGGGAACTTCCAGATCACCAGCTTCCCGACAAGCGAGCCCCTCCAGGACGGCGTGAGCGTCAGCATCAAGGCCGTGCCCGCCGATGACCAGACTGACTGGTACGAGGTGACCTGAACCTGAGATTACGAGTGGCGCGCCGACGGGCGCGATGAACGAGGGCCGCGCTGGAGGCCAGCGACTTCAGCGCGGCCCTTCTACTGAGAGCAGCGGAGGATGTGGCATGAAGGCGTTCAGTGACGCGCGAGGACGTACCTGGCAGCTCGACGTGAACATCGCCGCCATCAAGCGCGTGAAGGGGCTGCTCGGGATTGACCTCCTCGCCCTGGGCGAAGGCGAACCCCCGCTGATGACGTGCCTGGGCACGGACGTCGTGCTCCTCTGCGACATCATCTTCGCCCTACTCAAGCCGCAGGCTGACGGTGCGAATGTCAGCGACGAGGACTTCGGCGCCGCGCTCGGCGGCGAGGCGATCTTCGCGGCGCAGGAGGCCTTCTACGAGGAGCTGACGGCTTTTTTCCGGAGCCTGGGCCGCCAGGAGATGGCGACGGCGCTGACGGCCCAGAGGAAGCTGATCGCGACGGCGGTGATGGAAGTGGAGAAGAGGATCGCAGCGGTCCCGGTGGAGCAGATAGTCCAGACGGCCATCCAGGAGGCGAGCGGATCTGGCGGGCCATCTATGAACTCGCCGGGATCGTCGGCGTAGACCCGGGGCCGCTCACTCTGCGTGAACTGGTGTGGATGGCAGAGGCGCGCGGAAAGCACGGGTGGGCACAGACGAGCAGCGTGATGGCGCTGATTGCGAATGCGAACCGGGACCCATCTAAACACCGCGTGTTCAAGCCCGCGGACTTCAACCCGTACTCGAAGCAGTCGCGGGCAGACGAGATGCGCATTACACCGGAGAACATCGGGGCACTGAAGGACCTCGTGCCGAGGAGAAAGAGATGAAGCCGAGCGGAAGGTTGGTCATGCTGCTGGCCCTGCTGGTCGCGATGGTGCTCGCCGTGGGCTGCGCGTCCGAAGCCGCGGCACTCATGACGGCGATGGAGATGTACCCGACGACAGTCAACGCTCTGGCGGAACTCCGTCGCGCCGGCCTGCTAAGCGAGGAACAGGTCACCGTCATTGACCAGTGGAAGCCGGTCGCTCGCGCGGCATTCGACGAGTGCCAAGCAGCCTGCGAGCAGGGCGTGCCTGACAGCGGTGCCATGGAGCAGCTCGGCCGGGCGTTGGATGTGCTGATACGGCTGAGACACGAGATCGAGGAGGCGCGAGATGACGGAAAGCGCACTGGTGGTGGTCGGGCTGGCCCTGCGGGGCCTGGGTGAGTTTCTGCTGCAGGCCGCGCGGAGCAAGGAACCTATCACGGCCCAGCGGCTGGCAGAAGCCGCCGCACGGGCCGACGCGGCCGATGCCAACTGGGAGGCGACTAATGCCGAAGCGAAGGCCAAGTCGGGAGGCGGGGACGCCGAGTGACGATGGGCAGCCGCCGAGGGCCATCGCTCGATGGCTGCGCGGTAGACGCACCTATCTGACCGCCGCGGCCATCCTCATCTGCGGTGCCCTCTCCGCATCCGGCATCAAGGTTCCGGAGTACGTGTGGGCCGCGCTGGCTGCGTTGGGGCTCGGGTTCCTGAGGGCCGGCGTCAAGAAGGGGTGAGGGAGTGCGGACGCAACCTGCCATTCGCGCTGGGCGGGCGTACGTCGAACTGTACGCCGAGAACTCCAAACTTGTGCAAGGCCTGAAGGCCGCCGAGTTCAAGCTTGAGGAATTCGGGCGGAGCGTCCGCCACGCCGGGTTGAAGCTCATGGCCTTGGGCGGCGCGAAGGTCGCCATGCTCTGGGCGGCGCGCGTCTTCGCACAGACGGGCCAGGAACTCGACGTGATGTCGAAGAGGACCGGGCTCAGCGCGCAGCTCATGGCCGAACTCGCCTATGCGGCCGATGTCACGGGGACAACCATTGAGGCGGTCACCACGAACTTTGCGAATCTCATCCGGAATCTCTTTGCGACTGGTGGCCCTTCGAAGGAAGTGGTCCAGCTTCTCCAGGCCTTGGGCCTTAGCGTCGAGGGTCTTAGCGGGCTGAACTCCGACCAGATCTTGCTGGCGGTTGCGAACGCCATAGCACAAGTGCCAGATCCGGCTCTCCGTGCGGCTGCCGCGATCCAACTCTTCGGCCGCAACGCCATGCAGTTGCTCCCGATGATCGAGCAGTTGGCGGCTTTGCGAGCCCGGGCGCAGGAACTCGGCATCATCATGACGCCGGAACAGTTAGAGCTTGCCAGGCAACTCTATCGCGCGTGGCAGGACGTCAAGTGGGTGACCAAGTTCCTGGCGGTCGCCATCGGCGAGGCGCTCACGCCCGAGTTGCTGAAGGTGCTCAAGGTCATCACTGACGGCATCAAGAGCGTGTCCCGCTGGATCCGCGAGCACAAGCAAGCGGTGGTGACCTTCGCCAAGCTCGCGGGGATCGTGTTCCTGACGGGTGTGGCCCTCGTCGCACTCGGGACCATCATCACCATGCTGGGGTGGGTGTTCGGCGCATTGGCGACCGCCGTTGCGCTGCCCGTCAAAGTCATCTTGGGGTTCGCCACGGTCCTGAAGGTCGCCGTTGCTGGCCTGCTGAGTCTTCATGCGCGGGTGCTTGCTGCTGTCGCCGCGCTCGCCTTCTTCGGGAACTCGGCCGGCAAGATCGTCTCATGGCTGAGCGGGGTCTGGAAGTGGCTGAAGGCTGACGCGCTCGCGGCCTTCGATGGCATCAAGGACGCGCTCGTCGCAGGCGACCTGGCTCTGGCCGCGAAGATCTTGTGGCTAACGCTGAAGGTCGAATGGCTCAGGGGAGTGGTCCCGCTCAAGGAGATCTGGGCGAAACTCGGCAACTTCTGGCAAGACACCATGGATACTATGGCCTCTGTCTGGCGCGGTGGCTGGATGGGCATGTTGACACTGATCAACGATGTGATCTTGGAGATCCCAAAATCAGCCATCTGGGTCATGGAACAGGTTATCAGCGTCTTCTCGGGAGGCCTATGTGCCATCGCAGGCCTGTTCGATATAGTCTTCCGCTCGCGCATCCAGCAGGACGCGGAGTTCTTCGCTAATTACATCGTGCCACTGCTGACGCACAGTCTGGAGGACCTCGTTGACTGTGTAGGGGAAGAACAAGTCAAACGGTGGGAACAGTTCTGGGCTGAACATCCGCACGAGGCCGACCGGCTCACGAAGGAACTGACAGTGAACCGCGCAGAGGCCGATGCGGAGATCGCTGCCGCCCAAGCGGAACTGGAGGAAGCGCGAGCGGAATGGACGGCGGCCCTCGCCGAGGCCAAGCGCGAAGCAGCGGAGGCCGCTCTTCCAGTACTGGATGACTCCAGACGGTTTGACTTCCCGGGCATGATCAACCGGGCGATCTCCGTGGCGGGCACGTTCCAGGCCACCGCAGTCTGGGGCCTCGGCGCCGGCAGCGCGATGGAACGCACAGCCAAGGCGACAGAGCAGACGGCGAAGAACACGGACGAGATGCTCGACGAATTGATCGACCTCGGGTTGGAGTTCGGATGATGGGCATCATCATCACACCGCGGCCTGAGTGCCGCTTCGGCACAGCTTCCGCCGAGGACGTGTACAACGTCATCGGGACGGCCGATCGAGCCGAGGCCCTGGCTGCCGTACTCGCGCAGACGCCCGTCACATTCGCGGGCCTGGTCCGGCAGGATGTGAGCCTGGACGAGGCAGTTGTTGACCCGAACCATCCGGAAGCCTCAGCCTGGATCGCCCACGTGCCCTACGGCCTCCGCGCGCGTGCGCAGACGGGCGATGCGGGTTTCAGCTTCGAGATGGGCGGCGGCACGCAGCACATCACGCAGAGCCTCGAGACCATGGGGAAGTACGCGGCGCCGGGTGAGACTGCCCTCGACTATGGTGGCGCCATTGGTGTGACGGATAGCAGCGTCGAAGGCGTTGACATCGTGGTGCCCGTCTACAACTGGATGGAGCCGCACTACTTCGGTGCATCGTACGTGACAGGCAGGTATAAGGCCAACCTCTTCCACCTCGTGGGGAGCGTCAATGACGCGACGTTCCGTGACTTTGAGCGCGGGGAGGTCATCCTTGTTGGTGCCGCTGGTGCGCCACGCGGGCAGACCGATTATGAGATCAGCTTCAAGTTCGCTGCAAGCCCGAACAAGTGGGATCGCGTCGTAGGCGACATCACGGGCATCCGCAAACGGGGCTGGGAATACCTATGGGTCCGGTACCGTGATGAGCAGGTTGGCGACGCACTCGTCAAGAAGCCCTATGCCGTCTACGTCGAACGGGTCTATGAGTACGGCGACTTCCGGAAGCTCGGGATAGGCGTCTGATCTCCGTTCCCAAAGGCTTCGGGGGATAGGATGAACGGCGACGAGTTCAAGCGGGTCCAGGCAGGTGACCGGCTCCGCATCCCCGCGCGGACCTGGAACGCCCTCCTCGACGCGCTGCGCGCCCACCAGATGGGCGGCGTGGTCTTCGGAGCGGCGGCAACCCCGGCACTCCGGGCCATCTGCGTGATGCCCGGTCGGAACGACGCTGCCGAGACCGCGCCGTGGCATGGAATGGCCAGCATCACGGGCGTCGCGCCGAGCGGCGCCGTCATCCTCGCCAAGTGCGCGGAGCCACCGTACGCGGTCCTTCTGGAGCCAATCGGAAGCGGGAAGATCGGTCAGGTCGCAGTGAGCGGCGGTGCATACCAGGTCCTCGTGAACGGGAGCGTTCAGGTCGGGGCCCGCCTCGCGCCCGTGTCCGGGACCTGGCAGGCGGCAGCCGCAGTTGACGGCCCGCTCATGGCGCTGAGCGAGGACGCGGAAGGGCTTTGCTGGTGCGTGTTCGCGGCGAGTGGCACCGGAGCGGTGATGATCCGGGCGAAGGCCGATATGGCCACCAACAACACTCTCTACCCGTGCATGTACCTGTCGGCGGCCGGCGTTGAGGCCGGCAGCGTTTCGGTGAAGCGCCCATACGGCGTCAAAGTGCTGAACGGCGACACGGGGTTCCTGGGTGTGGACAGCGCGGGGACGCCGATGTTCGTGCCCTGCCACGCGCGTCACGACCCAGCTCATCGGCTCATCGTTGAGACTCGCAGTTCCGACCCCGCCAGCGCGGAGGCTGGCCGTCTCTGGGTGCGAACGGACCTCATGTAATGGCGCCGGTCTCTGGCATGCTGCAGACGCCCGTCTGGTACATACCGTACGGTCTGCGCGACATCCCCCAACGCGGGCTGGTGAGCTTGCCGGTCGCAGCGGTCGAGGAGCCTTACCTGCGAGTGATGGGCAACTCTGTCGCTGCGGTTCCCCTCTACGATCCGGAATGGTACCCGGCGGGGGGCGGAGGGTTGGCAGAAGTATGGCGGGAGCGCTATCGGAGCTTGAGCCCATGGCGGCTGAAGTTGATCACGGCCGGTCGGGCGCTCCTTCCTCTCGTGTGGCTCTGGCGACATGCCGTCGGCGACGGCTTCTGGGCCGGTTCGCTCCTGAGCGTCGAAGTCACAGGCCTCGCCAGTTCGCTGACCGGCAGTTGGCTTCCCTTGCTCGACACCATGGTCGCCGAGGCTAACCTACCACTCGTGTGGGCCAAGCCAGCACTGTCCCCGTACTTGTTCGCCTACATCTGCCGGAAGTTCCCGGCCGGGCAACCGCCTTCAGGCGTGGACGTTCGCGTGCGCTGGAGTTATCTGATGAAACGGTGGGAGGTTGACATGATGACTCTGTGGTATCCGAACATCGGCCAGTGGGTGCTCGCGCAGGCAACGCCCTCTGACCCCACGGGGGTCTATACGCGGGTCTCGGGGCCAGTTGGCTCGAAGTGCCGAGTGACCTGGGCAGGAGCGAAACACACGCCCTGGAACTGATCCGGGGCTGATGGACAACTGAGCGCCGACGGGCGCAACGAGAGAGGGCCGCGCTGGAGGCCAGCGACTTCAGCGCGGCCCTCTCACTGTACGAGGAGGTGCACCATGCGAGCGACTTTGAGGTCGGCGTACTGGGAGGTCTGTCTGGCGTTCCAGGTCTGGGTGCTCGCGGCGAAGCTCCGTCTGCTGCGCGCAGCGCGCTCAGCGCTCGGCCTGCCGCGCCGGGCATCCTACCACTCGGTGTGGACCATCCGCCACCGCGACGCTCGGGGACGACTCGTCTGGGCGCAGGTCGCCCACAACATGCTTCACGACGAGGGCGAGAAGTTCGTCCTGGAGGCCGTCTTCCCCGAGACGCAGAGCATCCCGGCGGCCTACTACATCGGCCTGGACAACCGGACGAGCCTCGCGGAAGAGGATACCCTCGCCAGTCTTTCGGGCGAACCGACCGGGAACGGCTACTCGCGGAAGGCCGTGAACTCGGACGCGACGGACATGACGCTGTCGCAGGTGAGCGGCGACTGGCGCGTCACGACGAAGACCGTGACGTTCACGGCCTCCGGCGGGAGCATCGGCCCGGTCACCAAGGCGTTCCTCTGTAACGTCGCCACGGGTAGTGCTGGCAAGCTGCTCCAGTCGAACGCGCTCAGCCAGAGCCGGACGCTCGCCAGCGGCGAGAGCCTGGACGTCAACATGTACCTCGGGCTGTCTGAGTAAGCTAGCGCAGCGTCGGGCCACATCCTCCCACGCTGCTATAGGGGCGGGGGCCGGTCTGTCACAGCGGACCGCCCTCGCCCTCTCACAAGCTGGCAGGTAGCTGAACGTGATCCAGTACCGGTACCCCAGCGATGGGAGCGGTTGGCGGGGCCGCGAGTCATCCCTGCCGAACGGCGTGGACGGGTGGAAGGAGTCCGCGCTCAACTCGAGCGAGTTGACGAATGCCTCCACCGACAACGGCTCCTACGTCACCCACAGCAGCTACTACCCACCGCCATCCGGTCCCTGGCAGTACGGCGGCCTGATCTTCGAGATCCCGATCACCGCCCAGCCGCTGACGCAACTCGACGTGTTCCTGAACATGTACGACGCCGGCGGCGAGAGTACGACCGCGCAGGTCTGGAACTGGAACACATCCTCCTGGGAGGTCGTGCAGTCGCACACGGGCGGTGCGGCTGGCGAGTACAACCTGACGCGGTCCATCACCTCGACCCCAGGGGATTACCGGAGCGCGGGCAACCTCGTCCGTGTGCTCGTCTACACCAGCACCGCGGGGGCCTCCGTCCGCCTCGACCAGCTCAAGCTCACCGTCACCTACCAGGCCACGGAGAACGTCGGGACGATTGCGAAGGCAGTGACTGGGCGGACCGATATGCAGCGGTACTGCGAGCTGGCGCTGGCGACGCTGGTCCTGGCGCTGAGTGGCTTGATTGACCTGCAGAGGTACGACGACCACGTCGGGACGATGGCCTCGGCACTCACGGGGATCGCCGTTGAGAAGGAGTGGGTCGCCGAGACGGTCGGCGGGCTCGCCCTTGCCCTCACTGGGGCTGCCGAGCAGCAGCACTACCACGAGCTGCAGCGGGGCGGTCTGGTCGAGGCAGTCGGGGGCGTCTCCGATCTGCTGCACTACGCCGACCAGGTCGGGACGTCTGCCCGCGTCGTTGGGAACGTATCAGCGTGGCAGCACTACCTGCACCTGGACCTGGGCATGCCAGCGCTGGTCTTGACGGGGATCGCGGCCGAGAAGGAGTGGGTCGCGGAGGCGGTCGGCGGGATGGCTCTTGCGCTCACCGGCGAGAGCGACACGGTGGTCGAGTGCCAGGGCACCATCGCGCTCGCTCTCACCGGAATCGAGACGGAGCACTGGACGCGGACCGACCACGTCGGCACGATGCTCGAGACGCTCAACGATGTGCTCGACCAAGCGACCTACTCCGCCGAGCCGGTCGGCACCATCGCGCTCGCCATCAGCGATGTCAGCGATGCCTGGCGGCGGGCCGACCATGTGGGGACGGTCGCCATCCTGCTCACGGAGGTCTCGGATGACGCGCGCTACAAGGAGCTAGGCTGCGGGACCTTGGCCCACGCGCTGTCGGGCGTTCTCGACGGGATGGCTGCCGATGAGGCCCGGGGGACAGTCGCGAAGGCAGTCACGGCTGCCGTCGGCCTCCACATCATCCCGTATGGCATCGCCGTCCCGGACGCGGAGTCGCGCGAGCTGACATGGAGCGCCCCGTTGCTGACAGAGGGGACGGCCTTCTGGGTTGTCGCCGATGGTCGGATCGTTCATCACACGACGGACCGCGTGTGCCGCTTGACCGCGGACCTGGAAGTCCGCCAGTACCTCCAGGTCATCGCCGAGCCCGGCCTCACCGAATCGGAATTGCTGGCGTGGCTCCGCACGCCCCGCGACGTCGTCCGCTGTGCATGGACGGCGGTCGCTGACGCAGTAGAGTATCGCGTCTACCGGAAGCTCGGGGGTGGCGCGTACGAGCTGATCACGACGCTGCCAACCCAGCTCTACGATGACGGACCCCTCCCGGACGGCGTCTACACCTACCAGGTGCATGCGGTGGATGAGGAGGGGGACATCGGCGTGAGCGTCGGCCGCACCGCCATCGTCTCGAGCGCGCCCGAACCGCCGGCGAGCCTGAGTTACACTTGGACGCCCGCTACCAAGACGCTCCGGATCTCCTGGAGTGCCTCGCCGAGTGCGGACGTCGTCAGCTATCGAGTGCGGAGTAACGGGGGCAGTGGGCCCCTCGACCCCGCGAGCGCCCCGGTCCAGGAGTCGGTTGCGCTCTACTACGAGCGGGCCTTCACGAACGAGACGGGGCTGTTCATCTGGTCCGTGCGGGCCGTGGACGGCGACGGGAACGAGGACGCGAACATCGCCCGGATGCTGGCCCTGGCCGTGGTTGGTGGCAACCTGGTCGCGCGTCCGGCGGTCCCGCGGCTCGTGGACGCGACGGCCGTCGAGGACGGGCGGATCTGCGTTGACTGGCTCTACGAGCCGCACGACGAGGAGAACGGCCCAGGGGCCGGACAGGAGGCGCGCGTCTACTGGGACGCCGGGACCGGCACCGTCAGCTACGCGGCGCCCTACGCCGTGCTCAGCATGGGCGGGCCGAGTTCGGCCACGCGCTACGACTGGACAAGCGGGCCACTGACGAACGAGCAGGAGTATCGGTTCGTGGTGCGTGTGGCGACCGCCGCCTGGCCGGCAGGGCTCGAGACGAGCAACACAGATGAGCACAGTGCCACCGCCGACTCCGACCAACCCGCGTCGCCTGAACTGACGGTTGGCCTTATTTAGCCGGAGTGGATAGTCAGAACGCCGCTGGCCATGCGCCAGCCCGAACGATGGCTCCGCGGGAACTCAGGGACTCAGTGCCTTGGACGGCTCCGATAGTGGCTCCGGACGTACGTTCCGTCCTTCCTGTAGTACCCCCTGACATAGACCGTCTTGGGCCGTCCTGTGGCTGGGCTGATCTCGCCGTAGTACGAGCCGTTCTCCGCAACGCCTGGTGAGAGGATCAGCCCGGACTCCTGGCCCGGATCGGTGAGGAGAGTACTAGTTGTTCCGCCGCCCGGCTTCGCATGGCCAGTTCCCTGACAACTCCCGCACGTCGTCAAACCGGTGCCCCAGCACTCTGTGCAGACTTCGCCCGTGCTATGCGCCAACGTTGCCGCAAGGATGAGGCGGATCAGAGCAGTCACATCTGTCGTCGAGGGGGAGTCCGCACGCTCAGCGCCAGTTGTTGCCGCGGTCTGTTGGACGGTGGGTGGAGCACCAGGAGGACTTGCCGGTAAGGGCGCGTCCGGGCTTGCTTCCCCGGTGACTTGTGCCGATGCCGATGGCGCGCCCTCGGCGAGGTCCGGCCTAGCCACAGGCCATGTATGCTGGGCCTGCCTGCCAACTACTCTCCCGACTCCAGTGCCGCGCGCTGGTTCGCATAGACCCTCATCCACGGGCCAGATGGAATCGGCCCAAACCACCGAATGAACAGGCGGAGGAACTGATGTCCCACCGGCGGGTGAGCGAACAGCTAGCTTCTGCGGAGCGTTATGGTCCGCGCCCGGAATGTGGCGCGAAGCATAGCCAGTGTACCACACAAGCCCTATGACCCCGCCTAGGAGAACCAAGGCGGGGATGCCACGTGCCGCGCTTCGCTCGCTGGCGAGTCTAGACGGAGTCCGAGACATGTTCGCTTTGGGTGGTTGAGCCAATACCGGTCTCCCCCTGATGCGCCTAGGATATGCGCTCATTCTACCACGTGACCGCTCAGGCTGTCTACACTGCACTGCAGTAGAGCAGACTGCTCCCGTCCGGCGCGCAGGATAGATACGCAGACCGCAGACCCGCGCTTCTGGTCCCGCCGCAACTCCAGCGCCTCACGTGACTTCTGACGGATGCATTGACACAGTTGCGTCGAGGGCTAGAATGGGCATCGGAAGTGTGCATACAGTACGCTTTCGCTTCCGCCGGGCTGCAACGAGCGTGATACGCTACGCATTAGGTAGGGAAGCCGTACTGTATGCGAGCCCGTCGCGGGGCTCGTGAAGGCCCGCAAAGCCATTGCAGAGGACAAGTTATGACCGCTTCGGCCGAGCCGTCGAGCCCGGAACCTGCAAAAGCGAACTCTGAGCAGCGGGCACTGAGAAGGCGGCGCCGGGGCCTCCCCGTGATACTGTCTCGCGAGGAATGCGCGGCGCTGAAGACCATGCCCAACACCCGCTGCCCGACCGGTCTCCGAAACCGGGCCATCCTTGAGCTGATGCACCGGGGCGGCCTGCGAGTCTCGGAGATCTGCGACCTCCGGCGGCGCGACGTTCTGTGGGACCTGAACCAGATCGAAGTGCGCAACGGCAAGGGGGGCCGTGACCGAACGGTCACGGTTGACCCGGCGACGGTCGCCTGGCTCCGGGCATGGGACGGGCGCCGGCCGCGCGCGCAGACCTTCTTCTCGACGCTCAAGGGCGAGTCCGTATCGCCGCGATACCTGCAGCAGCTCGTGAAGCGCCTGGCCTTGCGCGCGGTGCGCCGCGGTAAGGTCGCTCCAGACCGGGCGCCGATGTTCACGCCGCACAAACTCCGGCACGCGCACGCGACGGAACTGATCGAGGACGGCGTGCCACTGCCCGCAGTTCAGCAGCAGCTTGGCCACTCGAGCATCGCGACCACAGGCGTATACCTCCACGCGCGGCCGCAAGCGCTACGGGACTTCATGGCCGCGCGCACCCCCGACCTACCTGGCCCTCCCCTGCCGGCCAGCAACGAACGCTGACACCGTTAGAGCCCACCCGCACCTAGCAGACCCAACGACTTTCTCGGTCGCGGTCCGACCGAAGCAGACTGGATGATGCCTCCCCGTGCTTGACCTTGCTGTATACCTTTGGTATACTCCTCTTAAGGGCTCAGAGGCAGCATGGCGGAACAAGAACGACGCCAAGTGCCAAGTGGACGAGTGGGAGGCTGCGATGGACGACTTGATGGGAAGGTTCTCGAAGCTGATGGCTTACGTCGGCGACGTCTTCGCTGATGTTGAGGCCGCAGAGGAGGAGATCGCGGCCGCGCAGAAGCGGCACCCGTCCCATGCGGCGGCGATCTGGGACGCGTTCCCCGTCTGCCAGCGCTCACGCGTCCTCAGGGAAGCGCCCGAACTTGCCTACCGGATCCACCTACGTTGCCTGCTCGACCGGGTCGCCGCTGGCGAGGATCTGCGCCCGGCGACGGACGGCGAAGTGCTGGCGGTCCTGTCGGCGCTCAGCCTCGAACACCCTCTGCGCCAAGACGCCGCGGCTCTGTACGAGTGCCTGATGATCAAGCACACGAGCTACAGGACTGGCGAGAGTCCCCTCAGCGAGACCTATACCGGCGCCGTAGAGGAGTTGCTGGCGCAACTCCGCCGGAAGCTCAGCGTCAAGAGGCGTTGGCCAGCTTGGGCAGAGCGCCCGATGCAGACACAGCCGCGCAGGGGCCCAACGCAATGGCTTCTCTGGCAGGATTCTGAGGCGCAAGCCCCACAGATGGTCTCCTGAGTTTCCAGAAGTTCCATAGACGAAGCAACACCGATGCCAACTCATTGACACGGGGGTATACCAACGGTATACTCCCATAAACAAGAAGGCAGCCAAGAAGGCCGGAGAACGGGTACAAGGGAAGGAGGCGAGGGATGGAAGGACAAGCGACGGCAGCGCGGCGAGAAGGCGACAAGTTGGTGCTGGGGCGGGTCGCATGCAAGCACTGCTGGGGGCAAGGCACAGTAGCAACGCGGGAGCCGTGCCCCGCATGCAGAGGGACAGGTCGGGGGCGACGTGGGGGGCGTGGCGGGTGCAAGGAGTGCCAGGGCGGCAAGTACCGATGGAACCAGGACAAGCGGACAGTCTGCCCGGGCTGTCAGGGAGTCGATTCCGCGATAGCTGAGGAGGCGACGGTCTACGACGGGCTGCCGCGCGCGGTCTGGGAGTCTCTGGCCTTTCGCGTGACGAGCAGGCAGCGGGCACTGCATTGGGTCGAGGGTTGCTTGGGCGGGGGCATCCACACGGTGTTGGACTACGGTCAGCACCGGTCGCTGTCGGACGAGGAACTCATCGCCGAAGTCCGAGACGGCGGGTGCCCGCAGATCTGCAAGGTAGCACGAGAGGAACCAGATGGAACGGTTCGCCTGTGCGACTACGTGCTCATCACGCGGATGGTTGACGGTTACCGGGTTGACGGCGCGTGGGACGCGAACGAGGAACGGGCGTAGTAGCGCCCAGAGAGCGGAGGGCTGAGCGCGGATGGAGCCACTGTATGAGCGGTATCGGCCTCGGAACCTGGACGAAGTCGTGGGCCAGCCCAAAGCGGTGCGGAAGATCCGCCTCTTGGCTGAGCGCGGGCTCGGCGGGCACGCCTACTGGGTCTGCGGGCCGAGCGGCACGGGCAAGACGACGCTCGCCCGCATCATCGCCGGCTTCGTCGCCAACCCGATGGCGACCGTGGAGTTGGACGCCGGCGAGCTGCACCCCCGGCGCCTCGAGGAGATGCGCGCCACGCTCTACTTGGCCGGGATGGGGGCCCCGGGTGGCCGGGCGTACATCGTGAACGAGGCGCAGGGGCTCCACACCGGGATGATCCGGCAGTTGCTCACCGCGCTGGAGCCCATCGCGCCGCGCGGGCTGTGGGTCTTCACGACGACGAAGGCCGGTCAGGAGAGCCTGGGCGAAGACCATGAGGACGCCGGCCCACTCCTGAGTCGCTGCATACGCATCGAACTCGAGACGGAGGAACTGGCTGGACCCTTCGCGCGGTTCGCCCGGACCGTCGCGGAGGCGGAGGGACTCAACGCCCAACCTCTAGAGGAGTACATCCGACTGGCAGAGAGGTGCCAATGCAACCTCCGGGCAATGCTGCAGGCGGTGGAATCTGGCGAGATGGTGGGTGACGGCACATGAGTTCCTGTGTGGAGGGACGGACGATGAGAGTCACAGTCAGAGTGAGGCCGTTGGATGAGGCCCTCAGGGCCCTGCACAACGCCATTGGTGGGCCGATGGTCCCGCTCTACGAGAACGTGCGGGTCACGGCGAGTGAGAAAGGCTTGGTCGTGGACGCGACGGACCTGGAGATCTGGCTGGAACGTGTGGTGGAGGAGGCGCAAGTTGACGAGCCCGGCATCGCGCTCATTCCTTACAGACGGCTCCAGGGCGTGGTTGCGCGGCTACCGAGAGACGAGTCGGTCACGCTGTCGATCACGCAGACCGAAAGTGCCGAAGAGTCGGTCCTTCAGTGGAGCACGGGCGAAGCACGCCTGTTCACGGAGAATCCCGGGGACTTCCCGGTGCGCATGGCAATGCCCGGGGACGGCGTCGTGGAGGTCGAGCCGGATAGCCTGCTCTACATGCTCAGGCATACGGCGTTCGCGGCGGCACCCGAGCGAGGCCGGTTCATGATCAACGGGGTCCACCTGAAGATCAACGCTGACGGCGGTTGCCGGGCGTGCGCAACGGACACAGCACGTCTCGCGATGGTCCAGTGCAGCTTGGTCAATCCTGGCCGTATGACCGCCGAGTGGTTCGTCCCCCTCCGCGCCGTGCGCGACCTGGAGGCACTGGCCGAGGCTTCGTCCGGCCGGGTCCGCTTGGGAGCCATCGGTCAGGCACCGGAGACGGCGAAGGAAGGCAAGGACGAGACGCCAGAGCCTCGCTACTTGGTCGCAGAGAGTTGGGCGGGCAGATGGCTGGCGGCTGTGATGGACGGGAACTTCCCCGAGTACGACGAAGTTATGGCCACCGCGCGGAAGCGAGCGAAGCACACTGCGACCTTTCACCCGCCGTGGCTCCTTGCCGGCGTCAAGGCGGCCATGAGCGTGAGCACCGAGGAGAACGTGATGGTTCAGCTTACGTTCAGCAAGGGCGGCGTCCGGCTGGAAGTGGACTCGGCCAACGTCGGCAAGGCTCATGTAGACGTGTCTGCTACCTGGGATGGGCAGCAGCGTAGCGTCGGGTTCAGGGGCGATCTGCTGGCCGAGCTGCTCAAGGCCGCGGGCGACCATCTCCTCAAGATGAAGTTCGGCGGCGCCCATGATGTCGCTGTGTTCGAACGGGGGCCAGCCGTGATGTATCTCCTCGCGCCATGCACCAAGGAGGAGGCGGAAGGGCAGCCGGAGCCGCCAAAGGCCCGACAAGCTGAGGGCGGGTCTGCCGCGGACGGAGCACCCAAGGCCGAGAAGGAGGCTGGACCAAACCCTGGCGGCGGGACCGAGAAGAAGCGAAGTCCCAAGCGGCGGCCACGGAAGCAAACGAACCCGAAGGCCAAGAAGCAGCTCGTGAAGAAGGAGTCCTGATGTGCAGACCTACCTCCCAGGGATGGAGGAGGACGGCACGCTCAACGGGATCAGCCGGAGCGCCTGGGCCAGCCTCGCCGTGAAGTCCTTGCGGCTGGGCTGGCCCGCCGGCCTGCACCAAGCCAGGATGCGCCTCGGCGAGTCGTACATGCGGCTGGTCCTGCTGTGCGGTCTCTTCGAGGACATCTTCCCCGCGACGAGCGAACTGGCAGACGCAGTGCGGGAAGTCAACCAGCAAGACTACAGGGCTCTGGCCCGGCGGGAGACCCACCACGGGCGGGGATGGACTGACCGGTTCTGCGAACTCGAGCATGAAGCAGTCACGGCCGCCTCAGACGCTCCCCAAGCCCTCTACATGGAGGCAAAGCGCCTCGGACTCTGGCTCCCCAAGCGTGCGCTCAACTGCTTCTACACGTGGCTACAGTTGGCCCCCGATGATCCAGGGATTCGTCGCGAACCGGACCTCGCACCCTGGCAGGGCATCCCGGCGGCCATGCTCGACGGACACACGCGCGAGGGGAAGTCAGCCGGGACGGCAGTCACCGTGCTGTCCGGATTCTACGCCTCACACCGGAAACTCGCCCGCCTCGTCGAGGCCGAAGGCTGGGAGGGCGTGCGGCAGCGCGTCCACGGCAAACGCCGAAAGCCTTGACGTCGAGTAGTCCTGCGGTATACTGCCCAGCATGGAACCGACAGAGTACAGGAAGCTCCGGAAACGGATGGGGCTCTCGCAGAGGGGCCTCGCCGATCTCCTAGGGATCGCGAAGAACACCGTCGCACGCCGCGAGCAAGGCGTCATCGGCATTGACCCCGAAGCTGCCTTCGCCATCCGCGCCCTGGCGGACCGGGCGAAGGAGAAGCCGAAGCGTGCTGGGGGACGCCGAACGTCGGCCAGCCGGCGAGGAGGAACAGGGTGAGTACGCCATACTATGTCCTGATCGAGCATGAGGAGACATACCCCTGCTGGTTCGTCCATGGCAAGGATGCCGCTGAGCTCTGCGAGCGTATCCGGGTAGACCTCGCGCGGCAGGTCAGAGAGGACGGGTGCGATGAGGACCGCAGTTACGACGCCAGCCGTGCAAGAGCTAAGTGCGAAGTGCTCCAGCGGTGGCTTCCATTCCCCACGGAAGAAGGTTGGCATGACCCGCCTGAGGACCTCGTGCGCGAGGCAGAGGCGACACATGGCGAAACCACCTTATGGCCACCCCTCGAGTTGCTGGTCCTACACGTCGCTATCGGCCGCAATGCCGCGGCCGAACTCCTTCTGTCCTCGATCATCGGATGGCTCGATCAGCACGAGGTTGTGCCAGTGAAGGGGCAGGAGGACCTCTATGCCCGGGATCTCGCAGCAGACCTCGTCATATGGATCGATCAAGGAGGTCCGTCCTGGGACCGCCTCGAGGACGACGATATGCCAGTGAACGGATAGTGAACACCAGCAAATCATCGGGCCACATCTCTGGCCAGCCGCCCGCAGTCCCGCGCACGCCATAACCTCCTGCCCGCCGAGCCCTTGCGCTGTAAGCCCTCACTGGCCGTGGACTTGCGCCCGATGCCCCTCTGGGCTTATGAGTCCCCTGCTCTGCCGTTGAGCTATGGGCCCGCCCTCTCTCGCTAACTCCTTGAATCTAGAGAGGTTGCGTCAGACGCAACCTCCCTGCCCAGGGCCAGCTTCATGCACTGTGAACGCATCGTGAGTACTGCCGTTCTGTTCGCCATGGCGCGCTCCTGCCCGCGTGGGCGCAGGTGAGCATACCAGCGCTCCGTGGTTCCTGCGCTGGAATGGTGCGCCCAAGCCGCTACGTCCTGAAGGCTTTCGCCGGCCATAGTCAGCCAGGAACAGAACGCATGTCGGAAGCCATGGGGCGTCAGTTGAGCCCCCAGATCTCGGCTCGCCCTTCGTAGTGCCTTGCGGAGTCTCAGCTCGTTCGGAGGCCCCCCCATCCATGCGACCTGGCCAAGGTCGGACAGGTCGCGGCCCCACAGCGGACAACCGTCGTCGTAGTCCAACCACCATTCGCATCCACGCTTCGTGTGGCGGACAAGGATCCCGTCCGGCCTGAAGTCCTCCAGCTCGAGAGCCAGGAACGAGCCGAGGCGCAGACCTGTGAACGCGAGCAGGCACCACAGGCGCGCCTGAGCCAGGTCCGATCTGCGGACGAGTGCGCACATGTCTTCAGGACTCGGGAAGGATGGCAAGCGGATGGTCTCCTGCGTCCTCGGCGTCTGGAGGGCCGGGTTGACCGTCAGGTACCCCCGGCGGATCGCCCACGTGCAGAACCCCGACAGGTGCCCCCGCGCCTTGTTGAGGCTGCGTGGTCCGAGGCCCCGTCGCTGAAGGGTGGCGAGGAACTTTTCGACAGCGGCGGTCCGCAGGTCGCCAACATGGCGCATGGGGAGCGTGTCCCTCAACCGCTGGAGGCTGAGACGGGTCTGGGCAACATGATGCGCGGTGCGGTTCCGCCGCTGGAGTTCGAGGAGGTACTCGGCGCAGGCGCCATCGAAGTTCACGCCCAAGGGGATGCCAACCTTCCGGGCGTTGATCTGGGCGCGCACGGCGCGGACATGGTTCTGGATCTCTTCGAGGCGGAGGTGCACGCCATCGGCGTAGACCCAACGGCGGACGACGGGACCCTCCCGCCCGACTGGCCGGTAGCAGAGGAAGAACCAGCCGGGGCGGCCGAGGTCGCGCCAGAGGCCCCACTCCACCTGGCGGAGTCGTCGGCCGCGGTAACACCAGACACGTTGTGCATCACACTGCATCATCCTGGATCAGTCTGCATCGCTCAGGGCCGACAGACGCTGCAGGGCGTGTAGCCGCGGCGGATCGCCTCGTCCCGCGCCATCGGGATGCGGCTCTTACTCAGGTACCGACAGCCCGCCCGGTGGTACTTCTCGCCCGTCCGCGTCACGTAGACGATGTCGGCGGCTGGAGCAGGGGGCGGCGGAGGCTCGGCGGTGACAGTCCCTCCTGTGTTCTGCGGGAGTCCTGCGCCGCAGATCGGCAAGAGGTCCAGCCGCTCGCCGATCCGTTCCTTGTCAGGCCCAGTGTACGTTCCCGAGTAGCACCCGTGCGTCGTCGGTTGGAGAAGGTAGCGCGCGCTGAAGAAGGTCAGCACAAGGCCCCCGTCAGCGACCTCCCAGCGGTACTGGGGGATGGCCTTCTTCTCAGTGACAAAGGACTGGTCCGGCCGGAAGGTGAGGACCGTGTCGAGTTGGCCATCGCGCAGTAGCCAGTAGCTAGGCTCCTGTGCCAGGGGAGGCGGCGGATCGCCCCACATGCCCTTCTTCGCAGCGCGGGCGCGGGCCTCAAGCTGCGTGAACGCGGCCTGGTTCGGCGCGCCGACCGTCTTGTAGACGCGCGCATAGCCCTGGCGGACCAGCTCCTCGTTCACGAACAAGCCGTCGGGCGCCCGCTGCACATACGCCAGCACGCGCCCATAGGCGTCCTTCCCCTCCGGGCCTTCGCTGGAGAGGGTCACCGACTCGCCGGCCAGGAGGTTGTGGAGGGCTGCGCGGCTCTCGGGGCCATGGGCGTCCTGGAGTTCGGGCGCGTCCACCTCGAGCAGGCGGACGGACGTCTCTCGCCCGCCGTAGCCCGCGACGATGGTGTCGCCGTCCACGATGCGGATGACGCGCGCGTTCACCTGCCAGCTCGCCTCTGGCGAGGACGCTGCCCCCGTGGCTGGCGCGACGACGGGTGGCTGCCCGGCCACGTCGGCAGAGACCTGGTTGTCGGAAGGCGCAGCCCCAACTGCGATGGCCACGGCAAGAGGGCCAAGCGCGAGACTGAATACTACCAGTTCAGCCCATCGGAAGACCGGACGCATTACCGACCCTCCCCCTTGAAGCGTAACCAACTGAGAGTGGCGGTCTCTGCCGCCAGGATATCGCTCAAGTCCTTCAGGTCGTTCTCGAACCGGGTGACTTCTTCGTCGCTGACCGGGCCGAGTTCCTTCAGCCGCTCGCGAAGGACGCGCGCCGGCTCCGCCGCCTGCTCATGCTTTGCCGCTCCCGCTTCCCACATGCGGAGTTGCCGTCGGGCCTCGACGACTTGCGCCACGCGGCTGGCCTTGAGAGTGTCAAGTTCAGTGCGGGTCCGTTCGACCCTGTAGCGTGCCGCGGCGAGCAAATCGTCCGGGTTGCAGACAGAGAACGACCTTACCGTCGTTTTGGCTCCCAGGACGCTGGTGTAGGAGAACGGGCCAGTGTACAGCAGGAGATCAGTGTCAAGTCCGATCCAGTTCCCGTCAACAAGTCCAGCGGTGTTGATTCCGCTCAGCACCAATGGCATATCGCGCTTCGTCACGAGCAAGACGGTCATCTCATCTATGACTTGGATGATCTCGGCTGCGCCCCGAACGTACCCGATGGAGGTCCCATCTTCGCCGATCCTAGGGTAGGTGCCAGCGCGGCTAGCCGCCTCGGCGTAGGCGATGGCGAGTGCAAGGGACTCGGCATATCGAGGGGGCTCGGGAGGCGGTGCCGCTGGCAAGCTCTCAATGAAGTAAGAGGCGGGCTCCGTGCCCAGTGTCTCCGGCTGTTCAGAAGGAGCTGAAGTTGCCCCAGGTTCCGATGGCATGGTTGAAGTCCGATCAGGATTCGCGCGAACAGCTCGAGCCGATCTGATGCCGGGAGGGCGCGGCGCGGAAGCCATGGGCCCGGGCCATGGAGTCCGCTTCGTCTCGGTGCGACTGCCCACCCACGCGAGAACGGCGATCCCGGCCGCAATCCAAATGAGGCAGCCGAGCAACACGGACAGGACTGGGTGTTTCCTTTGGACTGGCCCACCACATTCGGGGCAGAGCCCCGCGCGGCTCGACACCCGCTGGCCACAGTCACGGCACTTGACCAAGCCCATCGGTATCCCCCCCGTTCAATAGGGTCGGCGGAACACGAGCTGGATGATCTTACTCCCGGCTGAGCCCGCCGCTGCGCCGACCTCACCTTCCAGTGGCGTCCGCTCCCACGGTCGGACGCCGCAAGGCTAACCGGCTTCTTCCACCTGCTCCGCACTCGCGGCGGATCGCTTCCGTGACAGATCAGTGCGACAGTGAGGGCAGACCAACGCTTCCGGTGCGACTTGCCCCCGGCACGAAGCGCATACGTAGACGACGGTGGGGACGATACCAGGCGAGCACGGCCCGCCAGAGGCGGGGGCGGGACGACGGGTGAGGTCATACGACGCGGAATCCTCGGCGAGACGCGGGGACCCCTCCCCCGTCTCGAGCCAGTGTGGGTCAACTCCTGTGAGCAACGCGATCTCGGCGATGTGGCGGCGGGTCAGAAGCCTTGTACCAGTCATAACTTTTGAGAAATAGCCTGCCGAGTAGTCGAACTTCCGTTCTAGAACGGCATACGTAACCCCTTTCCGCTCTAGAACCTGGGTAATCCGCTCACGCGCAAGTTGGACAGAAGCCGATTTTCGCTTGGCCACAGGCCTTGACATATGGGATTCAGTCCTGTAGAATGTGCGGGCATGAAGGCACGAACCCCTGTGAGGATAGCAGAGCGCATGATGGCTGTCAACGACGAGACGCTGCTACCCGCGTCGTACGAGGTGCGCCGGCGTGAGGTGAACAACCGGCTGCCGCGAGGGCGGCGGCTCACGCATGAGCGCCTGGCCCTGATGACCGCGCGGTTCCGTCCGAGCCGTCGGCCCGTTCGGCGCCAGTGCGTGACGAAGTGGCTCGCGCGCAAGGACCCCGCGCCGGCTTGGTTCCGCGCGATGCTGGACCGGGTGCTGGCTGAGGCCGAGCGGCGCGCCTGATCTGCCGCACGGCGGATGGGTCGCCAGAGGCGACCTGTCCGCCACAGGCGGACTACGCAGGCTAGAGGAGGTGGCGATGGACGACTCTGCCAAGGGCGGGACGCTGACGGTGGAGCTGACGGCTGACCAAGCCCTCGGGCTGCTCGAGGTGAGCGAGCGCCTCGAGGCACTGCGGCCTGCGCTGCAACAGGCCTGCGACGAGGCTGAGACCCGCCAGAGGCAGGCCGAACGCGGGCAGTCCGAGACGAGTCCGCGCGAACCTGAGGACCCGCGCATCCCTACCTCCGTCGTGTGGGCGCTGGACGAGCCGACGGCCTTCCGCGAGGAGTGGCTGATGCAGGAGGCCATCCGCGCCCAGTACGACGAGGCGAAGGTCATCACGGCGCAGGACCCGGACTGCCCGGGGAGCGACGGCATCCTGTTCCAGGCGCTCGTCTATCGCCGCCGCTGGTCCGTGGGCATCCTCTGGCTGTGCTGGCCAGGCAGTCCTTGCGTGCAACCACCGGCGCTCATCCTGGGCCGGGAGGTCGCGCTCTACCCTCAACGGGCGGAGTTCGAGACGGTCTTCAGTAATGTGCGCGCGAGCGTGGCATTCGCCGATGTGTGCGACGCTCTGCGTCACACCGCCGAGGGGTACCAGCAGACGTACCGGGTCAAGAGGAGCGGATGAGGGCGAAGGAGAAGCCGACGAGGACGACTGGCCGGAGTCGGGTAAGGAAGGCAAGTCCGGCGGGCTCGTGAAGTTCCTTGAGAAGTGGGAGAAGGCCGCGGACTGAGAGGATAGTCGGCGGTGAGTAAGCGCGACGAAAACCGCCGATGACGCCCGGCGCTAAGCGCCGCGACTTCGAAATACGGCAGTCCCCGCCCTTCTCCAACACATCGGCTCGCGGGTTGCAGGGAGGTTGGAGCGGATGAGCGCAGCAACAGACCAGGGAACGCTTTGGCCACCGCTCCGCCAGGGGCGGACCAAAGGCGGGCCAGCTGGCGACCCTTCATCGCCTCCTTCCACGCGCCGTGCGGTCCCGCAGAAGCGGGAGGCGGGGCAGCTCCCGGCTGCCCCGCCCGCCGCGCGGCCTCCCCATGAGCAGGACGATTCCGCGCCGGGGCGGTGTCCGCCGGGGACGGGGGCGACAGTCCCCTCCGGTAGCCAGGGCGACAAGGCTGGGTCCGGTCTCAGCCAACTTGTCGCCACTGCGGTGCTAGCACTGCGGGGCATGGACCTTCCCCCCGGCGCGGACGCCATTCTCGCTGGTAGCCCGGACCCGCCGCCGATGATCACGCTCGCGGTGCGCTGCGCGCGGTGCAAGCGCCTCGCCCGCTACCGCCACGAGTCGGGGGCGGAAGTCGTCGCCCTGGCCGAGGCGGATGGCTGGCGCTGGTCCGCGCGGAACCCTCGCAAGGCCTATTGCCGCGAGTGTGCGCCTCGCGCGCTCGCGCATGAGGACGCGGAGGGCTGAGCCATGCACTGGAGCCACCCCGAGGGGCGCGACTTCCTGCGCTGGCTCATGTCCTCGCCCACCTGCGGCGTGGGCTACGGTCCCGACTACACGCCCTGGACGGCGGCGCATGGCCGCCGGCGGCTCCATGTCAACAACGGGGCCGCGAGTGCCCGGCACATCCTGGCCGAGATCGGACTCCCAGATGGCGGGGTGGAGTGGAAAGACTGCGGGCGGACCGCGGACGGCACCATGGTGAGCCGCTACAGCCTGCGGGGCAACGTCTGCCTCATGATGCGGCGCTTGCGCAGGTTCGGGAGCTTCGACTGGCTCGCCAGCCGCCGGCAAGTTGAGTTGCACCGGGCGTGGCTGTTGGAGGCGGCGACGGCACAGCCGGGCGCGTGGAGTCCGGATGGCCCGAGGGTCTACTACGCCGAGCCTGTCCCGTCCGCCGCAAGCGCAAGTGCAGGTCAAGAGGCGCTGTTCTCCGAGGAGGGTTCACGATGAAGCGACGATTGTGGTGGCTACCGATAGCGCTGACTGTCCTGTCGGCTCTCTGCGCGGGAGTGTGCGCATGGGGACTGTTGTGCCTGGGCGACGCAGAGGAGACACGGCCTGCTGCAGAGGCCGCGGCGGTGGCCACCGCAGAGCCGGCACCCGTGCCAGCTGAGGCACCCGCGCCAGCTCAGGCCCCGGACTGGCTGCCCGGCCCGGGCGAGATCTACGTGTCGCCGCCAGGCGTGACGATGCCCGAGACGACGGCGCCGGTGTGGCGGCCCGTGGGTGGGTTCGTCGCGCTGGTGAGCATCGACGGGAAGCTCTACTCGGTCGTGGCGGGCCCCTACCAGTTCATCGTCCTGCCGCCGGGGCAGACGTGGCCGAAGCCGCAGGGGGGCGAGTGAGGTCGCCAGAGGCGACCGGATCCGCCTTTGGCGGAGCCCGCCCCCTAATCCGCCAGAGGCGGACAGAGAGGACGCCAGGATGGCGCGCTACTACGAGGTCGAGTGGCCGGACGGGCAACGCCTGTGCACGAGGGGCGTCCGGCAACTCAGGAACCTGCCGGAGGGGACGCGAGCTTGGCGCATGATCACCGAGCGGGACGGCACGGTGGTCGAGTGCGACGAGCTCGAGGTCAGGGATGGCCGCGTGCAGATCAGAGGACACGGGGTCCGCAAGGTCCCCATGCACTGGGGATGAGCAGACGCACCATCACGACGCGCGAGGAACTGGACCGGCTGGCAGCGCGAACGACGCTTGCGCTGGCAAGCGCGACTGGGCCGGAGGACCCTGTCGCACCGCCGGAGGGGATGGACCGGCCGGGTCAAGCCCCGCTTGGCCCGGCACGGTCCGTCTGGACGATCCCGCCGCCGAGCCAGGGCGCGACGTACACGGCCCGCGACGTCGCCGCGCTGGCCGGCGTCGCGGAGGCGACGGTGCGGGGCTGGATCGCGCGGGGGGTCCGGGTCGGCGGCCAGTGCGTCAGGCTCGCCTCACTCCGCGCGCCGCGCGGGCGCATAGCGCCTAGCGCGCTGTGCGAGTTCCTGGCGCTCGCGAATGGGTGCGACGTCGTGCTCGGACGCTGATTGATAGACAGAGTCGAAGGGGAGCCCGCTCCAGTGTGCCACGGGCATAACCGAATCAACGCCGGCCAACGGATTCTGGCACAGGGATGCCGCGGCTGGTGATCCAGCGCGCGCTACCAGGTTCGGGGTGAGAAAGCGTGCAGCGGGCTCCTCTGCTACCGCGAAGAGTGGAGGCGCGAAGTGAAGATCCAGATCGAGGCGACGGACCGGATAGTGGACCTTGACGGAGTGAAGTGCCGGGTCTGGAATGGCAAGACCGAGCGCGGCATCGAGTGCCTCGTGTTCGTGCACCGGCTCGCCGTCCGTTCCGATGACGACACGAACCAGTTCGACCAGGAACTCCAGGAATGCCTGCCGCTTTGCTCATCAATCACGGCCATAGCGCTTCGGGCGTTCTGACCGCGAGGACGTCGTGACTGCACCGGAGTGTCCCAAGGGCTGCGGAGTCATGCACAGGCGGGGGTTCCCCCACCGCCAGGGGCGGCGCCCGCCGGGCAGTGTGTGCATGCTCATCTGTCGGCGGTGCGGCTGGCACGCCTACCTTGATGCTGAAGGCCTGCCGGTGTGGCTCGCCGAGCCGAAGATCGTGGTAGTGCGGGATCCGGTCCTCGGCGACCGGACTGTGGATGTGGCGCCGAGCTGGCACGCAGAGATCGAGCGACGCGAGCTCCTGATGGACCAGCTCAGGGCCTCGTTCGCCGCGTACCGCGGGACTCGCGGCGTCAGGGCAGTCGAACGGCGGCTGAAGCTGTTCCGCCGGCTAGTGGACCGGCGGCGGGCCACCTGTGCCGCGTAGTGGAGTGCCTTCATGGCCGACGAACAACGCGAGCCTGAGTCTAGCCGGGAGAGGTGCCGCCGTTGCGGCGGACCCGTTTGCGTCGTACTGAGTGGCATGGGCAAATCGGTCCCGTTGTGCCGGAAGTGCTGGAACAAGGCAATCGAAGAGGTCCCCAAGAGGGCAGGAGCAATGGCCAAGAAGCGGAAGGCGGAGAAGGCGAAGGCGGCACAGACGACGGCGTTGACGTGTCCTGGCTGTGGGGCGACGCTGCCGGAAGGGACGACCGTGCGGGAGCTGTGCAGGAGCTGCAAGACCGAGGCCGAGCAGGCCGCGAAAGGGAAGGCAGCGGAGAAGGCGAAGCCCGCCGGCACGCCGGGCCACATCTCGGATGACTTGGCGGGCGGAATCTTCGAGCGTCTCGATGCCGTCAAGAACGCGCGCCGCGAGTTCGAGGAGGCGACGGAGGAGAGGAAGGCCTGCCGGGATGACCTGGACAAGGCGCAGGCCGCTCTCGAGCAGGCACTCGAGGACGCCCGTTCCGGCCAGACGCGGCTGTTCGCGCCCGCCGAACAGCAAGCCTAGAACGGAGCCGCACGAGACCTGGTCACCCCAGCGACTGGAGAAGAGATGGGCATCCAAACGAGCGTCGTGCGCATCGAGGACCGCCGCTTGCTGATCATCTGGCGCCGGAGTCCAACGGGCTGGATCCGGCTCCGTCCGCTGTCCATTGCCGCAGACGGGGACATCCGCCAATGGCGAGCCTACTACTTGCGTGAGCGACGCGAAGGGAAGACTAGGTTCCGCTTCACGAGGTGGCTCGTCGAGTACGGCTTCGCCAGCGAGATCACCGACGGGTTCACGGTCATCCGCGATCCCGTCAACAAGGACTGAGGGACGAGGCTCGTTCCGGCGATGAAGGCATGTCCCCACTGTGGCTCGGACAAGGGTTACGAGCATGTCCGGCACTTGCGCGCCGCTGACCTCGGCGAATGGGGTGCCGTCCCGTCGCTTGGTCCGAAGTTCACGCGAATCTGGGTATCCACGATGGTGTCCTGTCTCCGGTGCGGACGTAAGGTGCGCTTCGATAGGGCGACACAAGCAGAGGAAGTAATGAGGCCCGCTGCGGCGTGCGCGCCACGACAGTCGTGAGTCAGCAAAGATTGGCGGAGTGAAGCCAGGCTGCCGGTAGCTGCCCCGGCCAGCGGGCCTCGCCTCAGGAAGAACCTGGGATGCGTAGGCGAGAGACGGATGTGAAGGCGATGCTGCTGGTGATGGTCCAGTTCGGATACATGGCACGGCCACACTGGAATGTCCCGGACGCAGTCGTGGACGTCAGGGTGCACGACAGCTTCTTCGACGCACTCGTCCGCAACATCTACGCGATCCATGCGCCAGACGCCGAAGAGATCGAATTGCTGGCGGCTGCGGTGAGTGGATTCAAGCATCCACTGCCGCAGCGAATCGCAGCGAAGGAGCAAGCGTACGACGTGCTGCATCGTCTCGCCAAGAGGGAACTGCGTAGAGGCAGGGCATCGTGGTTGCGCTCTGCGCTCTGGCCACCGTACGGGGTCCGCAGACAACACAAGGCCGGACGGATCTGCCACTCACGCACCCAATGGAGAAGCACATGGCACACGAGGAAGAGTCGCCGACTCGCCATCTCATCGAGCACGTGATGCAGCACACGCAGTACGAGAACCGCCGCAGGATATCCGACCAGCGGTGGGCGGCTGCGTTCGACGATGCCGACCGGCAGTTCGCGAGACCGCGTAGAACGCGCGTGGCCTGAGGAGGATCAATAGCGCCATGAGATGGGAGCTGGTGGATGATGAGCAGGGCGTGCGGATTCAACCGGTCGCCGGGCGCATGGTGCGAACCGAGGACATCGAATACGCGCGTATGGCTGCCGAGGTCTTGAGTGCGACAAGTGATCGCGCACCAGAAGACAACTGGCTCGAGAACACGGCCCTAAAGCAACTAAGCGGTGAGTTTGCGGAGCCAGCAAGAAAGTTACGGCGCCTTGGTGTGGCAGTACTTCGCCTGATGTTGAGGTACTTGCCAGCGGAACGGAGCGGCTCTTGAGTGCTGGAGGGCCTCACTAGATTTCAATTGCTGCGCAGGAGCGCGATCGATGAAGGGGGGCCGGTACTGGGATGAGGGGGTGACGCTCGTGGAGGGCTGCACGCCCTGCTCGAAGGGCTGCGCCCACTGCTGGTCGGCGGCGATGGCCCACAGGTTCGCGGGGAAAGTTGGCCATCCCAGAGCACTGACTACTTCAAAGGGTCAGTTCAATGGGCGAACGGTGTCGCAGTGGTTACGTCTAGATCGGTTGACGGTTGGTCACACTGGCCGAGTCATGGCCATCTGGAACGATCTCTTCCATCGCGATGTGTCTGACCGATTCATCGAGTACGCGTTCCGCGCCATGCTCAAGGGTCCGCATACTTGTCTGGTTCTGACAAAACGAGCGGAGCGAATGGGAGCGTACTGTTCCGCTTTGCTTCCGCGTGATTGGACGGAACAGTACGCTGACAAGCTATGGCTCGGCGCAAGCATCTGCACGGCGGATGAGATCGAGCCGGCGCGGGCCGCGCTGGCGCAGCTCTCGGCGGCGGGATGGCGGACGTTCGTGAGCTTCGAGCCGCTGCTGGAAGGGCTTGATGTGACACGACTCGTGCCACCACCGCCGACCAAAGCGTGTGAAGGCTGTTGGCGAGCGCCCTGGGATAAGTGCCGGCAGCCGTGCGAACGATACAGCGAACTTGGGAAGGCCTACGACGCGGGGCCGCATGTCGGGCAAGTTATCGTGGGCGGGGAAACAGGCCCGGGCGCGCGGCCGATGAAGCCGGAGTGGGTGCGCGCCATCCGGGATGCCTGCGCCGCGGGGGGCGTGCCGTTCTACTTCAAGGGCTGGGGCGAGTGGGCTGCGGCGGACAATGTCGGCGAGCACGTGACGAACTCTCGGGGACACAAGTACGACCGCCGCGAATTGCGCGTCGCGGGACATGAACGCCACCCATATGAGCGCGATCTGGCCTGGCAAGGACAAGTTGGCTTGCCGCCTCTAGTCCGCATTGGCCGCAAGGCGGCGGGGCGGATGCTGGACGGGCGGACACACGACGAGCTGGCGTGGAGAGCGGGAGCGTAGAGCAGGCGCGATGCACAGTCAGCGGATCATTGTGGTGCGCTATCGGTCCTCCGTGCTCGGGCAAGGCGAGTTCTGGCGTGGTCCGGCGTGTCGAATCGAGGATATACGGAACCGGACGGCCCGGACTCTGGCTCGGCTGACGGCACGGGACGGGCAGACGCGGGCTGATGGCATGTGGCAGACGATGTGTGAAACAGACGCTCACCGCAGGCGAGCGGGACGAGGGCAGGACTACGAAGGGCAGGGAGGAGGGCGCACGCTGTGAATGATCCGAAGATCGTGTGTCTGTGTGGGAGCACCCGTTTCAAGCAGGCGTACGAGGAGGCAGAGCGCGCCTGGACACTCGGAGGCTTCATCGTCCTGACGGTCGGGCTCTTTGGCCACGCCGATGGCCATGCGCTGACAGATGAACAGAAGGCGCGCCTCGATGAGCTTCACCTGCGCAAGATTGACCGGGCCGACTCCATCTACGTCCTCAATGTGGGCGGGTACATCGGCGAATCAACCCGCCGCGAGATCGAGTACGCGATCGCGCACGGGAAGGATGTGCTGTACCACGAACCCCTTGTCCAGGAGGAGGGCACGGGATGACCACGAAGCAGGGCACGAAGTGTGCGAACTGCGTCCGGTTGCAGAAGGACTTCGACGAAGTGCGTGGCGACTTGGCGATAGCCATCGACATCTTCCAGAACGGTGGCCGCAAAGCGGCTGGGCGGATGCTGGATGGCCGGACACACGACGAGCTGGCGTGGAGGAGTTCATGACTCAGAACCCTGATGGTAGCGGTGGCGAGATCCACTACGAGTTCATCGTTGACGGCGAGCGGATCGCGTTCCTGCGAGAGCGGATGGAGAGTGAAACCTCGGGCAGAAAGGAGACCAAAGGACCCATGACCGAGGACAGAACAGTTCCGGGGATTGTCGTTGAATCAGTACGAGGCCGGTCGTGCTCTATTTGCGCAGGACGTGCTGAACTCATCGTACAGCGCGCAGATTTGGATAGGCATGGGCATCCTCGCGGCTGCACGGACGACTTCGCGCTTCTTTGCCGGCCCTGCGCCCGAGTGCTCCAGGGAGCGCTCGATCAGCACTTCAATCGGGCTGACCGCGCATAGCCAACGAGAGGATGGCTGGGTGAGAACATGACGACTACTATACGGCAGATGAGCGCGGAAGAGATCATCGCCGCGCTCGCGCGGAAACACAGCAAGGATCTGTTCGTACCGGCATGTAAGGATGGCCCGACGCTCCGCGACTATCAGCAGATGGACGCCTGGGTGATGGCCCGCTCCTGGGCACATCCGCAGTACACGGCCTACGAGGTGAAGGTGCATCGCGGCGACTTCCTACGCGATCGGAAATGGACGGGATACCTGCTGAATTGCAACGAGTTCTACTTCGCCTGCCCGTGGAAGCTCATCGCGCCCGAGGAGGTGCCGGAGAGCGCGGGGCTGGTGTGGGTTACGCCGAATGGTGGGCGGGTTGTCACGAAGCGGAAGGCAGTCTGGCGCGACATCCCATTCCCGGAGAGTGTCGCACGCTATGTCCTCATCTGCCGCTGCCGGAGGCCGGAGTCACGCACTTTGGAGAGCGACGAGGGACTCCACAAAATGGAGAGACAATGGTGGACAGAGTTCATCGCGGAAGAGAAGAGTGATCGGGAGATCGGATGGCGCGCCAGCGAGAAGTTGATGAAGCGCTTGGACGCCGCGCGAGACGAAGCGGATACCGCCAAGAGTGCGATGCGCAAGTACGAGGAACTCCGCGCCGGGCTCATTGCGCACGGCTACGATCCCGACCACCCGCCATCGTGGAACTACGGGAGGGATGCGCTGTGTCAACGGCTGGAGCCCAATCTGACTCACCTGCGAGGGACACTCGTGAGAGCGGGTAACGAGATTTGCTACCTGCGCGAGGCATTGAGGCCATTCGAGCCATCAGAAGCCACCACGGCTGATGAGTCGGGATCGGAGGAGGCCGGAACGCTGTGAACGAACTCGTGCTCAGCCTGTTCCCGGGGATCGGGCTGCTGGACCGGGCCTTCGAGGAAGAGGGCTTCTGCGTGGTCCGGGGCCCGGACTTGCTGTGGGGTGGGGACGTCCGGCACTTCCACCCGCCGGCAGGACGCTTCGACGGGGTGATCGGCGGGCCACCGTGTCAGGCGCACAGCAGTATGGCTGCGATGGTGCGTCAGCGTGGGCTCAAACCGGGAGCGAACCTCATCCCGGAGTTCGCGCGCTGCGTGGCGGACGCCCGCCCAAGCTGGTTCGTCATGGAGAACGTGGAGCGGGCACCGGCCCCGGTCATGGAGGACTACGGCGTCAGCTCCTTCGTGCTCAACAACCGGTGGCTCGGTGAGAAGCAGAACCGCCGCCGGCGCTTCTGGTTCGGGCTGCGGCGCCGGGGACCGGCGGACCTGATGGCGCACATCCAGCTCGCAGCGCTCGAGCACCCGGAATGGCGCTGCTGCGTCCGAGCATCCGGAGGGGCGAGGTTCGGCGCGGGGCATAAGCGTGGCGCGATGCGATGCAGGGAGTTCGGGTATCGGTCCTGGCGCGCGATGGGCGAAGCCTGCGAGCTCCAGGGGCTGCCGCCAGACTTCTTCAAGGGCACGCCCTTCACGCTGGAAGGCGCCTGGCAAGCGCTCGGGAATGGCGTACCACTGCCGATGGGGCGGGCCGTGGCCCACGCGGTGCGCATAGTCCTGGAGGGCGGAACGGCGTGAGCTGGAAGTTGATCGGGCAGTCATGGGAGACGCTCAGCCACATGTGCGCTGGCTGTCCGGGGGCCCTGACGAGCGCCGAACGGCTTGTGCTCATGTGCTTGGCGGCGTACGCCGACGAGGACGGCGCTAGCATCTACCCGAGCCAGGAGCGGATCGCCGCCGAGACGGGCCTGAGCCGTCGGGCGGCTCAACTGGCAGTCCGCGTGATCGAGGAGATCGGATGGCTGCGGCGCGATGGGCGGACGCGCCATGGGGTGATCATCTACCGCCTCAATCTGCCAGCCAGCATGGGCGATCAGTGCGCGCCTGCCGGCCCTCGAGGTGCGCAACCAGTGCGCACCTGCGCGCCTGCGAGGTGCGCAGCCATTGCGCCTCGAGAGCGCAACCAGTGCGCTCTGGGAGCGCAACCACTGCGCACAAGTACGTCAGTTAACCAGTCAGAGATACTCTCTCTCTCCACCGGCGGTGAGCAGATGCCCAGGAGCAAGGACGGCAGAGAGAGCGCGCTTCGACCTCCGCCAACGCAAGCCGAAGCCGTACAGGGCAGCCTGTTCGGGGCCGGAGCCGAGCAGATCGCCGGGTGGCTCGAAGCGCTGGATGAGGCGGACAGAGCGGAGGTGCTTGGCGTCCTGCGGACGGCACAGGGGTTGCGGCATGGGCAGGGAGCGATCAGCCAGTGGGCCCGGGCGCACGCCCTGGAGCCGCGCACATGGCTGGCGAGCCGGCGGGCGCCGGTGGCGTACGTCCGGGCCTGTCTCGAACGGGAGATCCGAGCGGTCGGGGAGCGGGCTGTGCGTGAGGAAGCCGAACGGTTGCGTCAGGAGGCGGCGGAGCAGGAGCGGGCGCGCCGGGCCGAGGTGGAGCGCACCGCACGTCGGGCCGAGGACCAGGAGCGCGCCGAGTTGGAGGCGGCCTTCGAGGGGCTCCAGCCGGACGAGCGGGAGGCCATCGTGACTGAAGCGGAGGCACGGCTACCCAAGATCATCAGGCTGACGCCGGAGGCCCGCGCCAAGCCACTGGGCGCGTTCGGATTGGGCGGGGAAGTGCGGAAGGTCATGCGGGCACGGGCAGATGGGCGGAATGATGGCGGCTAAGTCGCGGAGAGTGATGACTAGCCGGCCGGAAGGCGTGGTCCAGACGCCTCGGGTGGCGATCCGCAGCAAGTGCCTCGAGTGCTCGGGGGGTAGCCATGCTGCCGTGCGGGGCTGCCCAACCGGGGACTGCCCGCTCTACCCGTACCGGCGCGGGATCAGCGGACCAGCAGACCCCGGCTACCCCGGGAATCCTGCACATAGACAGAATCCCGAGGCGCAGTGTGCCGACGGCAGAACAGGCAGACCAGGGGCTGAGTTGCCTGCCCTGGGCCGGACGGCGTGCCCGACGGGCAAGGAGAGCGAGGGTTGAGCGTCGAGGTCATCCAAGGGGACTGCCTGGAGGTGCTGGCCCGGGCGGAACACCGGGGACGGTACGACTTGGTACTGGCCGACCCGCCGTTCAACCTGGGGAAGGAGTTCGGCGCGGGCGTGGATGACGCCCGCCCGCAGGCAGACTACCGCGCTTGGCTGGCGGCGTTCTACGCGGTCTGCTACGCGGCAGGCGCGCATGACGCCGTCCTCTACGCCCACTGCGACCCCGATGGGCTACCCGTGCATCGTGCCCTCATCGGGGAGGCTGGCTGGCAGTACTGCCAGACGCTGGTGTGGTGGGGGCGGAACGGGATGAAGCGGCGCGGTCCCCTGGGGGGCCGCATCTGGGCGACGCTCTACGAGTTCATCGTCTACGCGAGGAAGGGCGATGGGCTGCCGCGACAGGACATCATGCCCTGGTATCACGGCGTCATCGAGGTCCCGCGCCCGCAGTCGAACCACCCCCAGGGCCGCTGGCACGTGTGCGAGAAGCCGGTGCGGCTCTACAAGCTCCTGCTGCAGGCGCACCAGGGCGTGAAGCTCGTCCTGGACCCTACCTGCGGGTCCGGCAGTTCACTCGTCGCCTGCGCGGAACTCGGGCTCGACGCGGTGGGGATTGAGCTGGTGCCGGCCAGCGCGGATCTCGCGCGGGATCGGGTGCGTGCCGCGCAGAGAGCCATCCCCTACGCCCAGCAGCGCCTGGGCCTCCAGCCGCTCCTCAGGAGACCATAAGCTCCCGAGCGGAGGTCAACTCTCGAGGCTGGCTTGGATGACGTCCGCGGGGACGAGGCGGATGTCAACCGCTCCGACGGTGGCGATGTCCCGGCCAGGAACAGCCTCTTCGAGGTCGAACTTCACCTGCTCCCAAGCCTCATGGCGGTGTGCTGCGCAGTGCAGAAAGAAGTCCTCTGACCCATCGTTGTGACGGTTCCGAATCGCCTCTGTGGCTTCGGCTTCGCAGCGCACATCGTCCAGCACTACCTGGCAACGTCCTGGCATGGCTCGTCTCCTTCGATAGCTAGAGGGGGCGGCGTCAACGGGTTCGGAGGGCTGTGCATGGGTCTGGCCCGGGTCACTCGTCGGCTTCGTCGTGTAGTTCTCGCATTCGGTCAAGCATGGCCTGGAGAGCGTCCGCATGGGCGCCGCCCCACAGTTCGACCGCGTGCTGCCGCCCAGCCTGCGTCAGTGCGCCATCGCAGACGTACTGGGGGTCTCGGCGAGTCTCCTCGAGTGATCGACGCAACTTGTGCAGCGCGTCGAAGTACTGCCTTGCCGTATCCAACTCGCCCAAGACCTGCATCCTTGCGAAGACCTCAATCATCTCCCGCTCGTACCGATCGGCTTGGCCTGGGTCTGTGAGGACGCCGCACAAGGCGGCATGGCCACGGCAGAATAAGTCTTCGCGAACTTGGCAGGCGAGCTTGCTGCGCTCCCTTGCGTGGGCCTTGTCGTCGCGTCTGTTCTGCGCCCGCGCCATGACGAGTTGCGTGACGACGCTGGCGGCGGCCGCTATCAAGGCTGCACCGAGCATCCCACAAGCGGTGATGAAGACCGGCCAGCCAGTTCCCATAGGTTCCCTCCGGGGCTCAGAAGGTGGGTTGACGGATTCCTGAGAGGTCTGCAGCGGGCTATCCGCCGGCGGCTGGCTAGCGGAAGCGGCCAAGGGGGCAAGGCAGACTGGGGTCAGCACGAGGGCGGCGAGGAACACACAGACCAAGAGCGGGCCGATTCGGCCCCGAAGCCACCAGCGCACGTGCGGGGAGGTCATAGCGCTGCCCCTATGGGACCACCGTGCGAGTATACCTGCTACGGTCGAACGCGACCAGCGGCGGGGCGGGATGTGGGCCAGACCGGTTTCGGAGCGTGCTTCGGGATGTGTTCCGCAGGATGCTTCGCCGCGTGGGGCGGGCCGTGGGCCGGACCGGTTTCGCAGCGTGCTCCGGGATGTGTTCCGCAGGATGCTTCGCCGCGTGGGGCGGGATGTGGGCCGGATCGGTTTCGGAGCGTGCTCCGGGACGTGTTCGGCACGATGCTTCGCCGCGCGGGGCGGGCCGTGGGCCGGACGGGTTTCGGAGCGTGCTTCGGGGAGTGTTCGGCACGATGCTTCGCCGCGCGGGGCGGGCCGTGGGCCGGACGGGTTTCGGAGCGTGCTTCGGGGAGTGTTCGGCACGATGCTTCGGGGCGTGGGGCGGGATGTGGGCCGCACAGTCTTCGCGCGGCAGGCTTGACACAGGTGCAAAGACGAGTATGCTGGCCGCGGGAGGGCAAGATGAGCGCGAGCAAGGCGATTACGGCTGGAGCAGTTGACCGCGGCCTGCGGGAGTTGGGGGCTCTCGACCTCGAAATCGAGGCCGTCGGGGCACGGATGCTGAAGGCCCTGGACCGCGTGAAGGCGGAGCACGAGCCCGACTTGCAGGGCCTGCGTGCCCGGCGGGGTAAGCTGGCGGCCAAGCTGGAGGAGGCGTGCCGCGCTGCCCGCAGCGTGCTGTTCCCGCCCGGCTGCCAGACTCTCAAGTTGGGCTTCGGCCAGGTGTCGTTCCGCGGCTGCCCGGACAGTCTCGACGTGGCGGAGGGTCAGGGCGAGGAAGACGTGGCCATCCGGTTGCTGAAGGGCGGCATGGCGGGGTTCGTGCGGATTGCGCACCGGCTGGACCGGGATGCTCTGCGCAAGGCTCTGGAGACTGGTGAGGTCAAAGAGCGCGAACTGGCGCGGCTTGGGATACGGCGGGTGCCTGGGGGCGAAGTGTGGCGGGTCAAGCCTGACCACGAGGCCGTACGGGAGGCAGTGGGCAAGGTGTAGGGGTGGGCGCTGTTGAGGGGGGTGGCCCGGGCAGTGCCGGAGAAGCTACGGCGCCAACGCGCGTTGCTCATGCTCTGCGACCCGGCACAGAGCTTGGGGATTCAGGAGATGCGATGGCCGGCCTGCGAGGGGACTGGCTGGGAGGACCGGGCGCGGCTGACCGCCTGTCCCATCTGCGCAGGCACGGGTCCTTCCCGAAGGGCCTGGGGCCGACAT